AAAAGCCCCTCGATCCAAATGGTTCGGTCGTCCTTGCCATCACCGAATGTGATGTTCGGCATGCTCTCGCCAGATTTTGTGGAGAGATATCCACCGACGATGACGATGTTCGCACCACCTTGAATCCTGATACCACCCGTACGTACAGTTTTGGGCAGATCGAGAATGTAGTTGGTTGCGTTGTCTAGCTTAGGAAAACTGCCACTCGGCGGAATGGCAATACGCTTCGCGTTTGATGTTGATAACGCAGGCCGACTGAATATTGGTGGAGCAGTCATTAGAATTCTATATCTCCTGTGTTTCGTTTACCGGTTCGCTTTGGATGCTTTTGCTTTTCCGTCTGTGCTTCTTTGGTAAAACCTTTGGACAGGACACCGTTATGGTTGTAGTGGTATCCGCTGCCTTCGTAGAACCAGTGGAGAAGGTGACGTGTGGCATCCCGCGCATGCCCTTTTCCTCCTTTGTAGTACACACCTAGCTCTGAGAGTGTTTCGTCTTTTCCGTAGTGACCTGACTTTCCTTCGCTTGCCTCTTGCTGTACCAACGTACAATTCGCTCGCTGTTCCACATACAGATAACACACGCCAATAAGATAACAAGGGTACAAATCAAGGCCACTCTCTGTACCGTGCTTTGGGCGGTAAGTAAACCGCTCGACAACAAGAGCGTCAGGATTACGACCAACGAGATATCTGTATAGCTCGTTCGGTGTGAACGTGATTTCTTGGAAGTATTCAATGTCCAACGCTCCTTCCCGTGTCACTTGAGCCGTGACTACACCACTGGTACGACCAGGATCGAGCGCAACGACCGTCTTGCTGGCGGGCAGCCTGGGAGCCTCTGTGGCGTGGTCGATCATCGGGGGATACCAGGGGTAAGGGGCACGGGTCGGATCAGCCCACAGGCACGGGGGCGGGGGCTGCGGGCATCATCTTGTCCCCGCCCGCAGTGGCCCATGCGTAGGTGGCAAGGCAGTTGTGGCATATGTCCTCCCTATCGACCGCATTGCGTGGAACCACCACGTCCCAACTTACTCCACAAACGGTGTCATGCGCGGTGTTCACATCACGCATGTGTACCCGTCGTCCTCTGCCTGTAACGAAGTCAATCATTATACCTCCAATCGTGTGACAAGACCCTGCAACGTGCGTCGCTGGTCTGCTATTGCGTATGCGAGCGTATGTACCTTGTTGGGATACTCTGCTTCCATGTTCGCAAGGTCGCCGGGAACCTCGCCTAACTGTGATTTGCCTGCATTCAACATCGGGCCGAGTCGTGCTGATAAGACACCTACTACTGCTTGCAATTGCTCAACTTCAAGTGTCAATGATGCGATGGCCTGCTTCATTTCTGGATCGCGTCCTGCATCCATGCTAGGTGCAGGATTATTAGCAGTATGCATGAAGTCAGTCATTCAAGCTCCCCCATCTTTCTCCGGTTGCTATGTCTACTTTGAATGGGAAGTCGATTCCCAACAGAGCGTGTGCAGCCCACTCCATAGTATTCTTGATGATCGGCACAGCCTCCTTGACTTGATCGGTCTTTGTCTCGAACAGGATTGAATCATGTACCGTGAGCAACACTTTGATGAATGGTACATCATGCATCTTGATCAGACTGAATAGACACAGATCGCTTGCCGGACTTGATATCAGAAAGTTTACTCCCTCTTTCAGCGTGTGATGCTTGTTCTCGTCCGTTATCAGGTGGAATCGCCTCTTGCGACCTGTTGCCGATTCCAAGACGCCTTCTTGCAATATCTTCCGGTGACTCTTTCTGACGAATCTCTTTACGTCTGGGAATTGTCTCCACCACCAATCAATGTATTCCTGTGCTTCTGCGACTGGTATATGTAGTTGCTGAGAGAAGCCATATGCCTCTCCACCATAGAGGATTCTGAAATTGATGGTTTTAGCGGTGACTCTCTGCTCTTTCGTGAAATCAGGGCCATAGAAATTGGTACATGTCTCTGAATGAAAATCTCTCCCCGTGTAGTAGATGTTGGAAAGGTGCTCATCACCACTCAACACCGCAGCCATACGTAGCTCGGCCTGGGAATAGTCGGCTTGAATCAGTGTGTAGCCAGGTGATGCACGATACAAACTGCGGATATTGGGGAGCCGTTCCCCCGATGTGGGCCGTGGCTGATTTTGCAGATTTGGCTTGCTGCCTGACAGGCGACCAGTCTCCGTGCCGTGGAGGTTGAAGGTGGCATGGATTCTACCATCCTTGGATGCTTGTCGGATCAGTGCTTCCAGATATGTTGACCGAATCTTGTCAACCTTCTTGAACCGGTCATACACGCTAGTAAATGAGTAACCCACGTCGTCGAATAAGCCCAACTGTTCACTGGTACCGTGTAGCTTGGCAGGATTCTCATACCCGAACATCGCACGACCGTCGATTATCTCTGCGCGTACTGCCGCGTCCGTGCTACGTTCCTTGCCACGGCGGTCAAGCGTATGCTCCAAACCGAGATGGTCGTAGTAAAACTCACTTAGCTGCTTGGGAGAGTTGAGGTTGATTTCTCTGCCAGAGATGCGCGCTGCTTCTCGATTGAGGTAGTCAAGCTCTGGCAGGACTTCATTACGGAGTATATCGCCTGCTCCACTTGCATCGAACGCGACTCCATAAGCTTCAACATCTGCGAGGGCGTTTGAAGCGGGTATAAGAAGTCTGTAGTAGGGGTCGAGGATTTTGCCGTCGTCTTGCGCTTGCGCTGCGAGTTTTTGGTAGAGCGCGTACGTGCCACTTGCATCCCTCCCGTTGTATTCGTACATGATGACCTTGTACTCATCCCAAGTCATCTCATACTTGGCCTTTAGCTCTTCTTCACTTCCGATCCAATGTCCTCGCTTTTTCCCTTCCCTAACAACAGCAGGAGTGTAATCAGGCCATCCAAGGTTATCGGCTGTGAGGTAGTCAAGGTCATGCGATCCTGGCCGTTCGTCGAGAACGTAACTGAGCAGGAGTGAATCCTCATCGATCCGTGCACCGATTCCATTAGTCCTCAACACCTTTACGTCGAATTTGCCGTTGTGGTATACGAAGTTGTGATGTGTGCTTGATAGAAGCCTTCCAAGTTCTCGTTTGACACTTGTATCTCGTAACGTTCCATGTCCCAAGACAAGTGCCTTGTCACTTCTACCGAACCCGATTGACACAAGTTCCGCATTATGTTCAAGTCCAGTGGACTCAATATCGACGGCACACGATTCGATAACTCTGAGTGCTGCAATCCAGCTAAGAGCCTCTGTAACATCGTCTGTCCACCTTACTGTAGGAAACTGCTCCGGTTCTTTCGGATTGATTGCTCTGCGAAAGTCCTTGACCAAGTTTGGAAATGTGGAATCATCACGTAATGCCGCAGCCGGGTTATTGGTAACGATAGCCCTCGCGCCTCGATATTCGTGACTGTATCCCCGTCCTTGAGTGACGCGGACTCCGGCAATAGCTTTACTAGCTTCACTCCCACAGAGAATGATCGTGTCTGCATGTTGTAGTTCAGATTCAAGCCGAGGTTTACACGCAGCAATGGCCTCTCTAGATGGGTTATCGGTGTAACAGAGAACAACGTTGGTTGTGAGTACCTCTCTCCGGTCAACTCCATTCTCCTTCAATAGATGATCCAGTAACTTACCGGCAGGGCCAGAGAACGGCTTACCAGCGTTCGCTTCGTGGTAACCGGGTGAACGTGACACGACAGCAATCTTCGCATCGGTCGGGCCGCTTGTTTTAGCAATGGGTTGGTCACATAGTGGACACTCCCAACAACGCGCAAGAGGCACCTTAGAAGTTTGTTCTTGCAAAGTCTCCATAGTACCTCCTAGCTGCTTCGTCGTAAGCTTTGGCTGCATCGATTTCGTTATCGAATCTACCTAGATCGATACTGCCCGCGATCTTAGCTCGCCACTTACCCCTACTACTGTCCCAATATATGCCCTTGTACTGTGACGAGCCAGGACGGTTCTTAGACTGGTTTGCCATGTTCTGTGATCTTGTAGCGAACCGTAGATTACAACGTCGATTGTCTAGCCCATTACCATTCACATGATCTACTTCGCGGTCACGTACACCCATCACAAGATGATGAAGCGGAACCTTTCCAAATCGCTCACTATGAACCGCATACATCTTTTTCTTCGTCGTCTTGATATGTAGATTCAACTCAAGCAGATGTGCGTTATCCGCATCAACAATGATCTTGTGCCCACGGATTACACGTGCTGACGTTACATCAATCACTTGTATCCTCTGCGAGCGCCGCGAGGGCAGCCAGCGCCGCGTCGCGCCAGAGCCAGTCGCTCGACTCACCCATCTCCGCGTCCCCTCCGATCATGTAGCGCGACTCGTAGCGGAGCGCTTCGACGGCTTGCTGCGCCTCGGCGAGCACCACGCGGATCGCCGCCTCCGCCACGTCGTGCCAGACCAGCACGTTCCCCGCGTAGTCCTTGTATGCCTGCTCGGCGGCATGAGCGACGCGCTCCTGCAACGACTCGGGAGGGCGTCCCCAACGCATTGCATCTTCTGTGTTGGTCGTACTCACTTGTTACGATCCACGTCGATAGGTGCACCGTTCGGGCCGATGATGCCCTGAGTGATGGCCTGT